GGATTGACGACGACCAAGCCGCGAATTAAAAGCAATAGCACCACCCTGCTGACCAAGTGGTTCACCATTCGTACCAAAATTATTAACACCGGCCGTATTCATCACAACCTGTACATTTACAGTCTGCGAGGCACTAAACAAAAGTTTAGGACGGTCAACATGCTCGATACGCGAAGCAAAGAAAGTCTCGAGCCAATCCGAATAACGCGAACCGCCAGCACCAAGAAGATCCTTATATTCCTGAAGACGCGAAGCAATAGCCAACTGAGGAATCGTAGTAACCCCAGTCATGGAAACATCGCTCGACGTACCATTCGGAAGAAGACGGCTAAACCGATCAGGATTCGAAGGAACAACAGCCATGGGGTGAGCCTTCAACATAACAGTATAAAGAACTGGAACCCCAGATGAAGAAGGCGCCGAAACATCAAACTGAGACGTAGGAGCATTCGGAAGAGAAAGCGAACCATCAGAAACCGGGGCAACAGGAAAACCTGTCGAAGGCTCAGGAAGCGAAGAAACGTCAGAACGGACAATCTGATAGGCAAGATTAATGCGATTATACGTACCGTTCGAACTCTCAACAGCAGAAGGATAGAACTGACTCTCGAAATAAGCATCAAGACTTTCAACAGACCCTACTCTCTGATCAAAGAATCGAGCGGGAGTGGATTTACCTGGATAAGTAAAAAGATACTCCGCTCCAGTATAACCAACACGCCAGGAAGCGGGCCAGGCAAACGAATAGATCGACCATTGCGAATAAGCGTAATAATTGCGAACAATGTCCCAATAAGCCAGGTAGGAATCCGCATTCGCATAAAGAAACGCATTCGAATCAACGGCGTTAGTTTGAGCAACCTGATTATAATTAGGGGTAATCCCATTGCCGTATTCGTGATTACAGATGCGAAGCCAATTAAAAAGACTATTGGAAAATGACGCGGTTCCGCCATTAAAAAGGCCGGCACCAGAGGGATTAACGGAAGCAGGCAACCAATTCCACGACAAATCATTCATGTCAAACTTACTGCTGTTCGTCCGCATCTCAGGATGATAAAGCTGCAACGGAACCCAGAAACGATGAAGCCGCACCGTATAAGGGTTAAATGACGGCACAGCGAGAGGATTCGATCGAACATCAATGCCCTGAGCGATCGAGACACGATCACGAGCGTTGATGAAGTCGATTCGGACAGGATACAAAATTCCCGGAGTACAGGAAAAAGCCTTGGCTTCCGGAACGTCATACCGGGAATAACCATTCACGGCATGAGAAATAAAAGGTTGTTTACCCATAAAAAAAAGAAATTTTGAACAATAAAGAGCAGAAGGTGGTCTCCGATCGGAAGCCAACACTCGAAAATCATGCGACTTTTAGACCAAACTGATCATACCAAAACTGCAAGATATCACGATCAAGCCAAACAGGCGGAGCAATGTCGGGCATCTTACCCGCACTATGAAACTCCAAGGCCTTTTTTATCTCCCAGGAATAACTCGCTCGAGAGGATACGGCGGAAGACAAATTCTTAATCTCAATACACCGTTTAACAATACAACGAACCAGAGGAGACTGGCTAAAACGTGCGTAAGAGTCAGCAGACAATATTGCACGAGTAGTTTTCTCGGCGTCTGTAAGATATCTATCATAGTAACGAGGGATCGCGTAATTAAACGAGCGACCAGAGAAAGAACGATCCGCATAAGACCATAAGCGAACGCGATGAGAAGGACGAGGCATAATACCGAGATAATCACCGACTCCGGCTGAGACAAATTTCCGAGTATAGCGCCTGTGCTGAAGCAAGGCAGAAAGCGGAACATCGACATCATTGATTTTTACTGTTTTTCCTGCAACATCAACAGGGTTGAATTTAATTTGTTTGGTAACGTATTTGACACAATAACGAGCTCGTTTTACATTAGCCTTAGCAAGCCAAATGTAACCTAAATCAGAAACGGCACTGCGCAAAGTATTATATAAAACATCAGTACCGAACAGAAAGCCATGAAAATGCAGGCGAGGCTCCGAACCAGTCTCCGGATGCGTACCAAATTCCTGAAAGAACGCATGTTTGAAAGAATGTCCAATGCGATGACGGACGCGTTCATTCCAACGACGAATAAAACCAGAAGGATCAAGCAGAGCATTGTTATAATGCTTAGGAGCAATGGTTATAGTAATAAAAATGGCCTGCCGAGATTCAGCCTTACAACGGGCCAATTCTCTTTCTATCCGGACGAACCAATCATTCCTCAACCTACGCAAGCAATCGTCACAGTGACCGCAGGGAACCATAATCCACTGGCGGGATACATCCCAGGGCCGAAGGGCAAGAGCAGATCTGTGATCAGCGTCAGCAGAAACACCCGCACGGGGGCGTTTCTTGTCAAAATAGCGACGATTGCGAATCCAGACAGGGTGTTGGCAGGCCATTAAAAAACAGATTGTAAAATGTCATAAAAACGAGTCGGATGAACCTTGCGACTAGAAACAAGGAACTCGACAGCATCATCAATATGCTCAAACCAGGCAATAATAGTACGCTTGTCATGATGGTAAACACCAACAGACCAGCGAAATTTTATATCACCAGAACGGGGACCATAAACAGGCCTATTTGCATCATATTGATCCATAAGAGTCATTTAGGGGGTTCGATTCGGCCAAGGCCGACTGCGAACAGATGGAAGAATCCCCGAAAACAAAGTACGCTAAAGCGCTCCAGTGGTCTCGATTTCACCGAACGTATCACGTATCAGAGTTATCGGGGATTCAATTGTTAAAGAACCTTGCCGCCAAGGGGGCGAACTACAACCCGAGCGCCGCTACGAGTTTTCTTTTTCCGTCTCGTCATGATCCTCAATGTTGAATACAAGAAAATTGGGATAAAATTGCATACCTGCAAACTTGGGATGTGCAGTAATGAGAGCAATAGCAGCACCAAGGGACTGAGGCTTCACATAAGCCTGGGTGCCAAGAAGGTCGTCAAATGTAACAAGATCCGCCAAAGCGGGGAAACACTCTTCGATGACGGAAGGTAGCGTCTGAAACGCCTTAAACTGACCTTCGACGACCTCACCGGCGACAAAGTCAAAAACGGGAATGCCCGCGCCAAAAATACGAATGATGATTTGCATAGCAGTTATTTTACAGTTAAACGATAGGTCTTAAGGAGATGACGCCATTTTTTATCAAGATTCGCCCACCGCTTGGGCTCAGACGTAGCCCGATACACGAATGCGGCAGAAATAAAGTACTCGGCCGGAATTTCGTAGTTATACCGCGAAAAGAGCAGGTAAAAATTCGGAGAAAGTTTAGCACACCAATCGAGGTACGAAGAGAGAGCATCGTGATCGGCAAGAAAACAGAAGAAGAGTTTAACCTCGACTCCCGAAATGCAATTTTTATTTTCCATAATACGCAGGTTTATTGGTTTCGTAAGACAAAGGTGGTGAAAATATATTTATAATCCAAATCAAAATCAGAAAAAAAATCGCCAGGACACGAGGGGACGGCGTTACCTTCCTCGCAATTCCTTTCGAGAAACTCGAGTACCTCCGATAAATTCTCCTTGTCTATCATAGTGTTCGCGTGTTTCATCAAGTATGGTACTGGAGGCACCGGAACCACGAACAGTCCTGGCACCAACATAAGAACCGGTAATATCCATAGCACCAGCTATAACTTCTTTCGCCACAGCATAACCCAACGCATTCTTCGCAGAGCGATTAGAGAACCAATTACCAGCGACACCTTGCTTACCAGAAGTAAGGTTAAGTCCGAGAAGGATTTTTTGCATCTCCTCTCCAGTCATCTCAATAGTCTTACCATTAGGCTTGCCGTTCTCATCAACATCGGGAACAGGAATCCTGGTATTCCAATTCAACTGGAACCACTTTTGAGCATCCTGAACGGATATCTGCTGATGTTCGGCCTGAGCAGAAGTAAGAACGTACTGAGCCTTAAGAAGAGCAAGAGAGGCTTGCATATAGTCATCAAGATACTTATTGCGACCCTTAATATTCTCATACTCCTCCTTCATGAGACCGACACGGGCGATAATCTCCTCAAGAGCATAACCGGAAGTGGTTTCCGTAAGCCAGGCATTGACCTTCTCAATATCACGCTGAGCAGCCAACATATCAAGCTTAACGTCGGCGGAAAGGTCATCCTTGCCACGAATAGAGAGATCCAGGTCATCCATAGCCTTGCGCCATTCAGCAGAATGCGTGTCGCCACGGGCACGATCAGCCTCAGCGCGATCACGATCAGCAGCAGCTTCGTTGCGCTCACGCTCGGAGGCGACAAGGCCAATACGAGCAGTGGCAAGAGGATCACCGGAAAAAGTCTGAGGACCACCAACAGGAGCACCACCAGAAGGACCAGGACCACCAGAGGGAGCACCACCGGAAGAAGTAGGAACGGTAGCAGAAACACCAACGCCAGAAGAGCCAAGAACAGCAGCAGGAGTAACACCAGCCTTGAGATAACGCTCAAAGACCTTAGAAGGATCATTATAGGCGTTCTCATAGTCGAACATCTCCTTATCATGCGCAAGTTGATACTCAGCAGACCTAGCCATCTGTTCGAGAGCATACTGCTGCTGAAGCTTCATTTGCTTTTGCTGATATTTCCATTGACGACGAGCGGCAATACCACCAAAAAGAGCATTACCAAGGCCAGTACCTCCAGCATTACCAAAGGAAGTAGCAGCACTGGAACCCATGCCCTGGAAGGCAGCTGTGAGAAAAGGCGTCATAACTAGAGCTTTTTAATATTACCTCGAGAATCATAAATAATAGACATCACAACCGAATCAGCACCATGAAACGAGGTCGCAGTCTGCTGAACACGATGTGTGGTAGCACAACCGGAAACAAAGAACGCCGTAAGAGCAGCAACGATGGAAGCGATAAGCGTCCAAAATTTTTTCGAAGTAACAAGTTGCTTAAATGTCATAGCAGTAGAAAACGATTAAAGAAATACGCGGACCTTCCAGCAGTCAGTGACCAGGAACTTCAGGCAATTCACGCACTCTTACCAGAAGGTCCCGCGCACGTAACATATATCGTCAAGTAAAGAGACCTACTATTTCTTTTCAGAATCGGCAGGCGTTGAACTCGACGGTTTTGCATCCAACTGAGAATCAATAAGTTCCTGACCTACTTCGAGGCCGTCAAACTTATCCATGCGAGAGTACGAGTTAGGATCGAAATCAAGGTCCGGATCGTACTTCTCACCTTTGTCCCAATCAGACTGCTGCGCCTGAACGTCAGGACGACCAGGAAGAACTTCAATAGAACCGGAACCGTCAAGAACAGAGCGAATGCGCTGTCCTCGAGAAACATATTGAGAAGGAGTCTCAAAAAGCCAATCAAGTGCCATGATATACAAATTAACGGTTAGACAAACGAGTAGCAAAAGTCTTATTTACCAAATTCTTCTTCTGAATCGAATATGCTAAATTAACGAAGAAGTTATCCTCGACATTTGAAGCAAACGGGGAGTTAACAGATTCCATATCAACGAAGAGATACGGGTAATAATACATCGGATTAGACGTACCAATAACACCAATTTTTGCGGAACGCTGCTGAACCCAATACGAGTACAAAGGAACTTCAGTGCCACTGGTAGAAACAAGTCCGGCAGTAGTCTGAAGCTGGCCAAGAACTTCATCATAAGAAGAACGAAATTCATTGAAACACGGCTCATTGGCAACAATAGTGGCGGAACTCGAAGCGGATCCAAAAAAGCCAAGGCGGGCAGCCGGAACGTTCTGATAACCAATATCGTTGTAGATAGGATTGAAATAATCGGCTCCCTTGTAGTCCAAATAATCAGGCCGAATTCCGGTCCAATAATAAACCGGGCGAATGCTAAGCATATCAATCATATAGCCAGGCTCACGGAAATAATAGGATTGACGACGACCAAGCCGCGAATTAAAAGCAATAGCACCACCCTGCTGACCAAGTGGTTCACCATTCGTACCAAAATTATTAACACCGGCCGTATTCATCACAACCTGTACATTTACA